CAATCGGTGTGGAGTGCTCAACTCTCGTTAGCGCCTTCAACAAAAATCGCGACTATGTTTGCACGCCCCTTTCAGGGGTGATCTCCACCATCGCCGACCTCACCGCCGTTGGAGCTCTTTCTCACAAGATCTACAACACGTACTGGTGGCATCCTAATGATCCATCAGCCCGGACTAGAGCCGGCCACTGCGGCAGTCCACTCTTCATCAGAACCAATGCAGGACCTTGCATAATTGGCCTTCATTGTGCTGACAATAGTCAAGGCATCGCCACTTCCATCGACAGGACTGACTTGGCTGACCCTTCTAAAGCTCTCGTCGCCGAGCCTATTAACGACGCCGCAACTGTTTCATCGTTTTCTTACACGTTGCTCGCTCCGCGCATTCACATGCCACCTGGATTCATGACACACCATTCTTCTGTTGACAGTAAGACCGTTCCTCCTCTTGAACCGTCCATCACCGAAGAAGGCCTCCTCATTTACAATTCTTCTACTGACGCACACACGCTCGATAAAGCGCTCATGGTGGTTGGCACAACGCCCTACGCTCCACGCAGTGGCGACGACATTCTTCGCTCTAAAGTTGAGGAAGACCCGCTCTTCCCTCTTACTGTTGAGCCTGCCAACCTTAATCAGACAGCTCCTGACACTGTTGCTCGCCTTTATTCAGGCATCACAAAAGTCATCCAGGAGCCCAGTGCCGCTTTCATGCCAGCTGCTTTCTTTCTCGCCCGACGCGACGCAGCTCAGGTTGAAGCGCCATTTCGCCTTAGAGCCTTCCACACCGATAGTGAGTATCTCAACGGAACTCTCCGCACCCGAATGGAACTGTTGAACATCCCTACAATTGGACGGCCCCCCATGGCCTCTTCAGCTAGTTTCCCTTGGAATCGCACCGCCAAAGTTACGCAGATGAAACACCTCGTCCAGGAAATCTTCGTTGACAAAACAATGTATTACGCTTGGGCTGACAAAATTAAAGACCCAATGCGTAAAGCCATCGACCGCATGCTTTCATGCTGGTCAAAATCAGAAATTGGCCATGTAGCCGGAGGCTTCATGAAGAGCGAAAAGCGTCCCTTAACTGGTCCGCCTACGCGCTCTTGCAAATATTGCTCAGAAACCCTAGGCCATGTCAAAGTTGACACGCCTCGAGTCATTGGCTGCCCCTCTAAGGAACACAGTGTGGCCATTCATTTTTTGTTTGGATCCTGGGCCTCTGCCCGTACTCATTCTCGCAGCCTAATTGGCAACAAAATTGGCATGGACATTCATTCAGAGTGGGATTCTTTAGCCCGCTCCTTTCGGATGAAGAAATTTCATCTTGCATCTGATT